CATCAAGTCTATTAGTTATTCCTTTCCAAGTTTGTATATCTTCATTAATACTATAAATTCTTTCTAACCTATCTAACTCGGCAAGATTAATATAATCAGCAGGTATATGTGTATATTCTAATTCGCTTACATCTAATTTTACTTTGCCATTACTTTTTAAAATTAATTCTTCCATCCCCTTATCAAACTCTTTACCATAAAGTTCTTTCATATATTTAGGCATACTGGTATAGGTAAAACTTTGATAAATGTCTAATTGATATGGGTCAAATCTATTGACAGGTACACTACCCCCCTTTAAAACTAATTCATAAAAATTATTACTTCTTAACGCTTCTAACTTATCTTTAAAATCTTGATTGCCAAAAAGAAAACTGTTATCAAACTTAATTTTTGCATTTGGAAATTGTTTTCTTAGTTGACTTAAAATACCCCCTTTTATCGCTGTTAAATTTATTAAACCTTTAGAAGTATCATAAGTTGTCATGGGTTGACCTGCTCTTAGTGACGTTCTAACATTAGCTAAATTTTCTATATTAGGAAGAGTAATAAAGTTTGCATTATTTTTCTTAGCATTTAAAATTAAAGGAGTCATAATTTGTTGAATTAAATCAGAAGAATCTTTAAATGGTAAGGCTGTACTCTTTAGTATTTTTTCAGATGCGAAATCATTAGCATATTTTTCTGCAGCTCTTTTTGACATTTCTTCATTTAAATTATTACGATATCCAATAGAACCATCTGCACGAGTAAACTGTAAACTATTTAAACCCTCTTCATAAAAATTATTAAACTGCCCTCTAAGTAAATCAAATTGTATTTCATCTATAACTACTTCATCTCCATTTACAAAAAACCTTGTGTGTGCAATAGAGTTAGAATCAAAATGTGTATCAATTTCAGAAAAAGCACGAACTCCCAAGTTGTTTGTTTGGTCTATTAGATTATTACCAACAGCATAAAAAGAATTAAAATCATCTTTGCTCATAAATTCTTTTATACTAGGGTAGTCTTTAGGTTGTACAAATTTATTATAATTAGAAAAGAATACTTGAGAAACCTCATCTCTTGTCATTTCATAAGTCATATACTCAAGGTTAGAGGTAATAAATTGTTGTTGTTCACTGTTACTTAATTGTTTAAAATTAGAAGGAAGATTTAGTTTCTTAGTGGGTATGTTTATCTTATAAACAGTTTCTGCAGGAAATTTACGTAAACTATTTTCTATGAGTTGTTGAGCTAAGTCAAGCTCAAAACTATTTTCCATTGAAACAGAAATTAACTCTTTTAAAAATTTATGTTCTGGTAAATTTTTTTTCTTTGGGTTACTTATAATCTGAACTATTTGATTTTCTAAAAATAACTCATTTAAATTTCTACCAAGGTCTCTTACCTCTTTAATAGCCTTATCTGTTCCAAATAAAAGATTTCTAACAGTGGGTTCTTTTACAAATACATTAGGATAATCTTCTAAAGATTTTTTTAAGCTAACAAAAGAATCTTGTAATAAACTCTCATTAGTAAACACTCCTGTCTTTCTCCCATCTGACATATGAATATTAGAACTTTCATCAACAGGAGAACGTAAAACAATAACACCTGATTCAGCATCTTCTACTTTACTACCTTTAAGAACTAAACCAGTGCTAAGTTGTGTTTGCATACCGTCATAAGGGATTTCATTATATTGATAATCGAGTCTAGGAGGAAACACTATAAAATCCTTATTATCAATCGCAGCTAGTTCAGTTGAACTCATGTTATCTAAGTCCGACATTTTTATTCTAAAATTACCTTTATTACCTGCAAAAGGAGATACTCCTCCAAAAACGTCTACCTCAATGTTTGTTGATGTAGTAGTCTTGTCAACTTCTTGTAGTTGTCTATTTATAAAATTAAAAATTTTATCATTTTCGTTTCTTAAATATTTTTCTGGAATAGAAAGTTTATTATATGCAGGGTCATTAGGATAACTAGGCACTGACCTATCATTAATTTGTATTATCCTATTATTAAATTCAAATCTCCAATTACCATCTCCAACATCCCTAGCATTTAAAATAGCATTACCATACTCTTCTAATTTATCGTCTATGGCTTTTAAAGTAGATGTGTTAACTATTTTGTTAAAATCAGGATTACTACTTATTGCATTTCCTTCAACATCAGTAAATATTTTTTTCTCCCAAAGTTCAAAAAACAAATCCGATTTAAATATTCTTTCAGAACCTGCAGAGTTTAAAATAGCTTTATTATCTATGGGTAAATCTTCTAAATGTTTTTTTAATAAACTAGGAGATATAATTTTCTGAGTGCTTAGTAATTCATAGTTAGGATAATTTTGTAAACCTCTTATAGTTTGGCTAAATGTGTTTATTCCCCCAAGTCCCATATCTTCGTAGTTATCTCTTACACGATTATTTATCCTACTTAGATTTTGTTTTACTACTTCATCTGTATCAAATTTTAAAAACAATTCATCTAGATTGTTATTATCTACCTCCCCTATCTTTTGCCCATACATGTATATATTTTTATCTGTAGGGACACCACCCTTTTCAATCAAATATCGTTTATAAGATTTTACAAAATTATCAATATTTCTTGTTATTCCTTTAACAGTCCCACCTACTAAGTCAAGACCAATTTTTTGAGCAACAGGACTAGTAATTGCATACAGAGCTAAAGCTCCACCAGTAAGAGTCATTGTTAGCCTATCTTTTTCTTCTTTAGCTATTCTAAAATCTTCTACAGCTATTGCTTCGGCAATATGAGGAGTAAAATCAACGGTAAAAATATATTGATGAGCTGCTATTTTTGCATCATTCTCACTTGCTCCACTCTTTAACAAAAAATTCTTTTTTGCATTTGCGGCTTCTAAACGTAAAAAATTTTTTTCATTTTCAAAAAAACTGTTTGCTTTTTTAAGATTGTAATTATAATTATCTTTATCTTTAACAACGTCATAGTTATATTTTAAATCATAAAATTGTTCATATGGTACACCTTTTTTAAAATCTAATTGAGAAAGTTCAAAAGCTTTTGTAGTTTGAAAATCTTCATCATACGGTTCACCAAATTCATCTAGTGGAACTTCTAAACTTTCTAAATCTAATTTAGCAGTTGGTACTTCTGATACAAAATTATCAGGTTCTTTTTCTTTATTGAGTTCCATTCATCTCTTCTCTAAGATATTTAAGTCTACGTAATGCACCTATTGCACCCTGTAGTCTGTGAATAACCACATGATTATCAGACTGTTCTAAGGCTACATGATTCTTTTGAATAGCATCGTCAATATATTCTAAAAAATTATCCCACAAAGCTTTGTCGTTTACTAACTTTTTTAGGTTCATTGTATTGTACCCTGATTACCAGTAAATCCCGGCTCATCAGGTGTTGGTACTGAGCCTGTTCCTATGTTAGCTCCACCTGAACCCTGTGTATCTTGTACCTGACTACCTGCAGGGACTTCTTCTGTCTCTTGTGGGGGTCTACCCTCATTGGGTGGGGGAGGAGGAGGTGGGTTTTGCTCTTGAAACTTTTTAAGTATCTCAGCCTGTACTGCAGCCTGACCCATAGAGTTAGCTACTTTGTCAGGGTCTAAGTCCATAGACTTTGCTATCTCTCTAACTATATAGTCCATTCGTGCAAACGGAGCAAGTGCAGGATTAGATACTGTCTGCATGAACTGCATTAGTCTTTGACTACGTACCTCGTTAGCCATGAGACTTTCTGTACCCTGTGCCTTGACCTCCAAGTCACCCTTTATCTCAGGGTCAAAGTCAAACTGCATATTAAAGCTAAAGAATGATTTACCTAAAGGACCTAGTAGATAGTCATCTACATTTTTAATTACACTACGTATTGAGTTGTTAGCGGCATTCATTAGCATACTAATACCTGATGCTGTACGTCCTACACCTGTGATTCCTGTTTGACCGTGGGCAAAGGACGGAAAGCCTGTACTCTCGTCTGCCAACTGTCGTGCCTTGTCAAACATCTGCATGTTTTCATTCGACACATTAGGAAACTTTGTGCCAAATATAGCCTGACCCGGTGCTCCACCTTGTCTTCTAAATATTTTTCCCGGATATACAGATAAATCCTGACCCGGTACTAGGTTTGTTTCATCTACCTCTATAATAAGATTACCTGACAGTGCAGCGTTATCCACAGACATACGCATAAAACCATTCATTAATGTCTGTGTGTCATCCATATTTTCTGCAATACCTACACCAAATATGCTGTATGGGTTCATCTCATACGGTGTTGCATAATAAGGTAAGTAGGCAGGAGTAAACGGATTCATAACAAGTCTAAGGACATTGTTGTTACATATCCAGATGTTTACACTCACCTGTTCTACATCACCTAACTCTTCAGGTATGTCTACATCATAGGCTTCTATTATCTCTCTGTCTACAAATCCCCAAAACTCTAAAACCTCAAACCTTTCGGCTCTGTCCTCTTGGTTATTGTCTTCCATAACATGTTCCCACCATTCTTTATTGTACATCTCTCCTTCATTAAGAGATTTGTCAATAGCATTCTGCCTAAAGAATGGTCTCTTCTTTAATGCACGTAATTGAGAACGAGACATCTTGTGTCTCTCTATAATAAACTCAGCTTCATCCATATTGCTTGCATCAGGGTCTGGGTAAAAGTTCCAGATAGATACATGAGAAGTTTGTGGTACAGTTTTAAAGAGTGGACTATACATACCCTCTTCGTCCCAATTAGGGTACTCTTTATCTACGGCAAAAGGTCCTTTCATTATGCCTGTACCAAAAAGAGCCGCTTCAAAGGCTGCGGCTCGTAGTTGTTTTTTAGCATTCGACTCTTCTAGTTGGTCGTGTATTTTCTTTTCCATCTTCTTCGCTGCAACCATTGCAGGATGGAAGTTGACAGACGTAGGACTGCCTGTCGATTTAAAATCTATCTTATCTTGAACAGGGTCTAGGTCATCGGTTAGAGGTCCTACTCTTTCATTAAACTCTGGAAGTGTTTCTCCTGCTAACAGTTCAGGTAACTCTCTAGGAGTTGTACCTGTTTGTTCTTTAGCTTCTGTTAGCTGTGGGTTTGTTTCTAGACTAACTGTATCCTCTACACCGTCAGGCAAGACTGTTGGGTCTATACTAAGTGGAAACTTATTGCCACCAAACAATACTTCTACAAGTTGTCCGTAAGCAGCAAGAACTTTTGTCTTAGTTACTTTAACAAATACTTTTGATTTTTCTGTAGAAGTAAACTGTACTTCAGGACTGTACAAACCACGATAGTTTCTGTAAGCCTGTATCCACCGTTCTTCATCACCTCGCCTGTTTGTTTCTGCTTTGGTAAACTTACCCTTTACAAAACTAACTATATCTCCTGCAGGTGTATCCACAAGTGCATCTTGTTGCATATCATCAAGTGCTGATGATTCTACTGAATCAGGAGTTATTTCATTTTCTTCCATATTTTACCTCAGTATCCAAAAGTTGAGTCAGCCATCTGAAAACCAGTGCGCTGCATATCTGGGTTGTAGTCAAACAAACTACTGCGTGGTCGTGTCATAACACCATAACGCAATGCGTCATATAAATGGTCTTCAGACTTTGTATCTACATCTTCCGAGTTACTTTTGTCGAGTGGGATAGAAGGAAGTTGAGATATAATATTTGTACAAGTGTTAAAGAAGACAAGTCTAGGCTCTTCTGTAAACTCGTCAACCTGTAACCGTCTGTGTATTTCGTTTTTTCCTGCAATACGACTTCCTTTACTTCTATCAGAGGGTCTCCATCGACAACCTTTTATTATCATTTGTTCTGCCAATGAAGGTCCTGTATCTCCTCTTTTGTGCCACAGTGAACTATCTAACACACCATAACGTATTTTACCATCGTTTACTTCAGCTTCTAACACCATGTCAGCCAAGTCTGTTGCCAATACTTTTGATGCGTATAACTCTCTATAGACAACTAACTGCTCTGCAGGTGTTACAGCTATCCAGACTACACCTGTGTAGCTACCATAGCCATAGTCACAAGCACGAAATTTAGTCCAACTTTGAGGTATATCATAAGGCTCAACAACATGTACCCTACGACTAAACTCTGGAAATGCTGCTCCCTCATTAACATCCCAATTACCTTCTAACAGTTGTTTACGTTGATGCTCTGGCAACGACAAAAGGTTGGCTTCGTACATACCATCATCGGCTAGGTATGGATTATCAAACAGTGTTGCAGGAATAAACCGTCTTTTAAACAGTGGCTCACCCTCTTTGCTGTGACCTTTTGGCATTTGTAGTACATCACCTGTTTCTATGTTTGTTGCCCAAAATGCTGTACCGTGTGGTGCAGGGTCTATGAACATCTTCTTAACCCACTGATGTCCTGCTCCTCCGGGGTTTGTTGTAGCTCGTTGATACAGTTCTAATCCACTCCCTCTTGCTGCACGTAGTCTTGACCTCATATAGTCAAACGGATACGGACTTGCCCACTGTGTTAACTCGTCAAACCCTATCCAACTAAATGCCTGTCCCTGATACCGTGTAACATCATCATCTCTATCCAAGTAAGACAACCACAGTGTTGCTCCTGATGGTGCTACCCAAGTCTTATCTCTTTCCATAAACTTTATGTTGGGTATTGCTTCTGGATATAGTTGCTTAGAAGCAGAAATAAGTTCTCTTAGTTCCTCTGTTGTTCGTCTTATTAACAACCCTCTGAAGTGTGGATTGTTAAAGTATCGCACAGGGTCGGCTAACATTGCGTAAGACTTGCCACCTCCTGCTGAACCACCGTATAAAACTTCTCGTTCTGTTGCTGACAGAAACTCTGTCTGTGGTCCTTTGTTTGGTTGAAAGATAACTTTCTGTGCTTCTTCCGTTTCTATAGGCTCAGGTTTCGGTTGTGCATGAACTTTCTGTTCTTGTACCAAATGCACTGGCTTCGATTTTTTCTGCCTTCTCAAGGGCTTCTTTGTACCTTTCGGCAAGGTAGCGTTTATTTGAAGCTTCTCTCTTACGCTTTTGTTCAAGTTTAACCCTGTGTCTAAGTCCTACGTAGGATATGTATCGTCCTGATTGTTCACTCAACCAATTTGCTACGTCCCTGTAGCTATACTGTTTGAGATACTTTTTTGCTTTTTCTAATAAATTTAACTGTTCTACTATTGGTAAAAGAATATCTTTATCTTTTGGGTCTTGCTCATAACCAAAGGGTATAACTCGTCCAACTCTTACTACAGGTTGCCAATCAAACCCATCATCTGTTTCCTCTGGTACAGGAAGCTTCCAGTCTTTAGTCGTTCTCATCATTCTTCGGTGGCAGGATAAACAGAGGACTAGCTGCCGTCACCTCCACCTTATCTGTTTTAGTAAATCCACTACGGTCTAGTATATCTTTTGCAGCTACCATCTTTTCTTTGTTTCCCAAGTCTGTAGGACTGTGCATAACTTCAAACATAGAATAGGCTGCTTTAGTAGCAGAAGAAGAAATAAACTTTTTTGTGAGGTCAGCTATCTGCTCTTTTAACGCACTGGTAATAGAAGACGTTGCAACATTCTCACTGTATCCTGCAAGCTTCTTTGCTTCTACAGGATTACCTCGTGCTTCTTCAAAGAGTACATCTAGAAACTTCTGTTGTTTTTCTGTAAGTGCCATTAGTTTAGTTCAAAATGTGGACCATCAATAAATGGTCTTCTACCTTGACTCCTTCTTATGTCTATGTAATTATTCATAGCATCCTCCATTGGTCTTTCCCAATCGGTTATGCTGTCTATATTCCATGCAGCTCCCCAACGTATATTAGCTCCAGTTTCTTTGGCTGCAGCTTTCATTGCGTCTGCTATATTATCGTACATCACGATGTCCCAACTTGGGTTACTGCCATCGTAAGCCATTAAATCGACAGCGTGTGATGTTCCATCTTCTTGAATAAGGTGTTTGCTACGCATAGTCTGTGAGCGTCCTGACTTGTAAAGCTTCTCCTGCTCTTCCAAAGAACGGACACCATAGATAACTCCGAAGTCCACCTTGCTCACTTCAATGGCACGTTTTACTGTGTCTACTAATAACTTATTTACACCTTCTAGTTTACCTAGACTTCTATTGGATAATTTAAATGCCATTATACCTTTTTCCTTTTTGTTATATCTTTAAAACCTAAGTTTGCAATTTGTATAATACCCATCTTTTTAAGTATTTCTTTTT